CAGCGCGCAATGGTGGCAGCCAGACTGGAAACCTTGAGCCATGGACAACGTGCCAGCTCGGCCAGAGATGCAAATTTGCATGTCTGCACCCGCGATGAGGCTGCACAGATGCTGGCTGTCTCACCACGGTCAGTCGCCAACGCGGCCAAAGTTCAAGCTGATGGTGTCCCTGAACTGGCCGATGCGGTTGATACCGGTGTGTTGGCCGTATCGACCGCTGCGGATCTGGCACGACTTCCAGATGCTACTCAACGGGATGCTCTTACCCGCACACCACAAGAGATTCGCGCCATTGCCCAAGACGTGGGTAACCGTATCCACAACGCTGGTGTGGTGGGTCAGTCTGCCGTTCGCATTTTCGATGAGGTTGCCCTGGAGACTGGGCTTGATGGTGCTCAACAACTCGCCGTCGTCCAAGTCCTCAAGGATCAGGCAACCCCGCTGCCAACGCCGACGGAGGCAAAGCGCATCGCATCCGAGGGTGCCAAAGGTCTGCTGGTGCTCGGCAGTGATGGCCGATACCACACCGCACCTGGCGACCCGGATGAAAACTCGCGCATGCAGCAATGGCAGAACTTGCGCGAGGGGCTGGAGCCTTTGGCCAAGCTGAAGTTTTCAGCAGACGAGGCATTTGCGTCCATTCCTGTCTACCAGCGGAAAAACGTCACCGCCTGGCTCGCCAGCGCCGTGCCTTACCTCAACCAACTCAATGCACTTTGGAGCCAAGCCCATGCGTAATCCAACCCTCACTCATCTTCGAGAAGCTGTTCGCAGTGAAATCACCCAGGCCTTCGATTCTCTGGGCTTTGCCAAACCGCGTGACATCGCAAAACTGGTCTGCACGGCCAATCAGGAGAGCATTGCCGCCATTGGCGCTCAGTTGGCAGAAAACGCCATCACCGATGTTGTTCGACGTGAACTCAAAAACAGCACGAAAAGCTGTGGGTCAAGCATGCAAATGCTGCTCCCGGGTGTGCCCGAAGTGATGGCACGCCTGTTGCCACCTTCTATCAGCATTCCCAGTGAGGATGACTCCAACGATGAAGGTGTCATTTACAAGCCACTGGCCAAGGTCACATTTGGTGAGCTTGGCGCGCACTTGGACATGCTGACAAGCCAGATTCGCGCCGACATCAGTCGCCACCGGGCACTGACCGAGCTCCATGATATGGCTGAGGCCATGGGAGCCATTGGCGACAGTTGTGTGTTTGACGTCCTTGGGGCATCCGATCACCTTGAAGTGGAGGTGGCATAAATGGCGCTCCCGATCATCACTGCTGATCAGCGTCGCGCCCAGCGCCGTGGGGTCAAGATCGTCATTCTTGGCGTCAGTGGCATCGGTAAAACGACCCAACTGAAATCTCTCGACACCCATTCCACTCTGTTTATTGATTTGGAGGCGGGTGACCTGTCGGTCTCGGACTGGGATGGTGATTGCCTGCGGCCGCGCACCTGGCCCGAGTTTCGGGATCTAGTTGTCTATCTGGCAGGGCCCAACCCGGCATTGCCCGAGCAGTCACCGTTCTCGCAGGCGCACTTTGACCACGTCTGCTCGGTCTATGGCGACCCGGCCAGTCTTGACAAGTACCAGACCTACTTCTGCGACTCCATCACAGCGCTATCCAGGCTGTGTTTTAACTGGGCCAAGAGTCAGCCAGCGGCGTTTTCTGATCGCACGGGCAAGCCGGATTCGCGTGGTGCATATGGCCTTTTAGGCCAGGAAATGGTCACTGCGCTCACTCATTTGCAGCACGCTCGCGGCAAAAACGTGGTGTTCGTGGCCATCTTAGACACCAAGACCGACGACTTTGGCCGCAAGGTGTTTGTGCCGCAGATCGAGGGCAGCGCCACTGCATTGCAGCTGCCGGGCATCGTGGACGAGGTGGTGACGCTGGCTGAGATCAAGGCTGAAGACGGCACGTCTTATCGGGCGTTCGTCACCCAGACCATCAACCCTTACGGATATCCAGCCAAAGACCGCAGCGGGCGTCTTGACCTTCTGGAGCCGCCCGATTTGGGTGCACTCATTGCCAAGTGCGCTGGCACCGGCATTCCTTCACAGCACCCACAAGCCCCAACCCCGACCGATTCCAAGGAGTAATTCAAATGAACGACAACAACACCAATGCCTGGTCAGACTTTAACGACGCAGAAGCTCAGCAGTCAGGCTTTAACCTGATCCCCAAGGGCGCGCTCGTACCGGTGCTCATGACGCTCAAACCCGGTGGCCACTATGACGCCAGCCAGGGCTGGATGGACGGCTATCCCACCCAATCATCCAAGACGGGTGCGGTCTACCTGGCTGCCGAGTTTGTCGTCACCGGCGGCGAATACGCCAAACGCAAGATGTGGTCGAACATCGGCTTGTATTCACCCAAGGGGCCAACCTGGACGCAAATGGGCCGAACCTTTGTGCGCGCCGCTCTGAACAGTGCCAGAAACTTCCTGCCGCAGGACAACGGCCCCCAAGCTGCTGACGCACGGCGCATCCAAGGCTTTGTTGACCTCGACGGGTTGGAGTTCGTGGTGCGCGTGGATATCGAAAAGGATGACCGGGGTGATGACCGCAACGTGGTCAAGATGGCCGTGGAGCCCGACCACCCGGACTACGCACGCACGTTTGGTGTGCCTTCCAAGTTGGCTCCTAGCACCAACGCGCCAGCCAATCCAGCACCCCAAGCCCATGCGGCCCAAAGTGCAGGAACACCACCTACACACCAAGCGCCAGCACCGCAGCGTGCGCCTGTTTCCGGCAAACCCGCCTGGGCGCAGTAAGGAGTGTCAGCCATGAATGTCTCTTTATCCACAGAGCAGACCACCCACCCAGGCTGCTTCACTGACGCGTCGCAGTACCAGCAGTGGCGCACCTATGCCATCAAGACCCGTGCTGGTGACAGCGACTACTGCACTGACTGCACGCGTGCCTATCAGCACCAGATGATCAAGCAGTGCCGCTGCCTGCACGCCAAAACCCGCTTCTTTGTTGACTGCGACGGTTATACCGAGGGTCGTCGCCCGGTCAGTGAACGTCTTGTCAATTGCAAGAAGAAAGGCAGGCGATGAAATGCTGGGTCTGCTCACGTCAAGCCCGGGGGTACGGTCATACCGACAACCGGCATCGCACAGGACAGGCCCAGCGATATCCGCTGGACTGGGTCTTTTGTTCCGAACGCTGTCAGAAAGCGTTTCACGCCATGTATGGCAACTGGGTTCGTTTGAAGGACGACGTCGTCAATGCCAAAAGGGTCGCCATGGTCAATCTCTCTGAAGTCGAGCAAAACGCCATGCTCAAGTGCCTCAAGGCCTTCGGCGAAGCAGCCGGAGCCATTGGGTTCACAAAACCACTGGGTGACTACTCTGAATCCGAAGCCCTGGCAGTGATTGACTCCATCGTGAGCTGCTTCACGCAGGCCATGGTCGAGCACCACGAGATATCCAAGTACCCACCGGTGCGTGGTTTGCCAGAGGTTCCGGATCCCATAGCGAATCTGGTTGCCAATCCGTTTGCCGACATGGAAAACGATCTGCCCTGGGAGGATGCGAAATGATGGACTTCAACTCATCATCGAGCGTCAGCGGCCAGATCAGCACATTGGTCGATCTGGGTCTGCAAAAGACCCGAGCCAAGGCGAAATCCCGCCAGTATCTGGGAGCATCTCGCCTGGGGGTGTCGTGCGAGCGCGCCCTGCAATACGAGTACGCCCAAGCGCCGGTGGACCCGGGGCGCGAGACGCAGGGGCGGATTCTGCGCATTTTTGAGCGTGGCCACGTCAACGAAGACAGCATGGTCGCGTGGCTGCGTGCCGCCGGTTTCGATTTGCGCACGCACAAACCCAACGGCGACCAGTTTGGGTTTTCAACGGCAGACGGTCGCTTGCAGGGACATATCGACGGTGTCTTTGTAGGTGGGCCTGATGGATTCTCGTACCCGGCGCTTTGGGAAAACAAGTGCCTGGGCTCCAAATCCTGGCGTGATCTTGAGAAAAACAAGCTCGCGGTCTCCAAGCCGGTCTACGCCGCCCAAGTGGCGATTTACCAGGCCTACCTGGAGTTGCATGAAAACCCAGCCATCTTCACGGCGGTCAACGCCGACACGATGGACATCTATGCCGAGTTGGTGCCGTTTGATGCGGTGCTGGCGCAGCGCATGTCCGACCGAGGCGTGAAGGTGATTGCCGCCACTGAGGCAGGTGAGTTGCTTCCTCGCGCCTACCTTGACGCCACCCACTTTGAATGCAAGTTTTGCTCTTGGCAGAGCCGCTGCTGGAGGACAACCCAATGAACACAACAAAAAACGAATTTCAAATTGATACCGAGCCCATGATCGACGCCAAGCAGGCCGCGTGCGCTCTACGGCTGCCACTGTACTGGTTTGGCGACCCCAAGATGCGCGCCAAGCACCGCATTCCGCATTACCTGTTGGGCGGCTTGGTTCGCTTTCGCATGCATGAGCTGAGCACTTGGGCTGCAAACAGCAGTGCCACTGGCGACTCCGACATCGATGCAGACCAGTCGGAGGGTGCCAGCCATGATGGACTTTAACGATGTGACACAGGCACCAGCCCCGTCAAGCGATGGCAACCGCGAAGAGATTCGCGCCAGCTTACTGTCGAGACTTGAGTCGGTGCTGATGGACATGTTCCCTGCTGGCAAAGTCAAACGAGGCAAGTTCCTGGTGGGCGACATCATGGGAAGCCCGGGCGACAGTTTGGAGATGGTGGTCACCGGCGACAAAGCTGGGTTGTGGACCGACCGGGCGACCGGGCAGGGCGGTGACATCTTCGACCTGATTTCCGGCCACTTGGCACTCAGTGCCCATACTGACTTCGCCAAAGTGCTGAACTTTGCGGCGCAACTGGTCGGCAAAGTGCCGCCGCAGGCAACGCGCAAACGCAAGGCTGAGCCCGCCATGGATGAACTGGGCCCGGCAACGGCGAAGTGGGATTACCAGGACGCTGAAGGCAAATTGATCGCCATCGTGTACCGCTACGACCCACCCGGGCAGAAGAAGGAGTTCCGCCCCTGGGATGTCAAACGCAAGAAGGCTGCGCCCCCCGATCCACGGCCACTCTACAACCAGCCGGGCATGCTTAAGTCAGATCGGGTGGTGGTGGTCGAAGGTGAAAAGTGTGCCAAAGCCCTGATCGATGCGGGCATCTGCGCCACCACCGCCATGCATGGAGCCAACGCGCCGGTCGATAAAACCGACTGGTCACCGCTGGCTGCTC